TTCACGCCAACTACTGCCTCTCTCGACCTTGCCGTTTGGCAAGAGCGAGTTGGCGGTATCTACACGGGAATGCCCACTGTACAGTTGTCGAGTCGCAAGCCCCTCAAGGGCTCGCCTCTCTTCAAAGTCAAGGGCACGATCAAGCTCCCAGTAATGGAAGTGGTGTCGAACTCAACTATCAACGGGATTGCTCCAGCCCCGACCATCGCTTACTCTTTGCAAGCGACGTTCGAGATTCTGGTGCCTGAACGTTCTAAGTTGCAAGACCGGACCGACATCCTGGCTCTGCTTAACAGCCTCACGGCTGATTCGCAGGTCCAGTCGTTGGTGCACAACTTTGAGTCTCCATATTAAAATGGAACTCTTGGTCGTCATCGCGCTTATTCATTATATTTGCGCTCATTTCTGAGCCCTATAGAAGAGTAAGCACCCATCAGTCTTGTTAGGAGAAAACACTTTGAAAGTGTCATTCATCGGCTCTCGCCGTTCCTTAGTTCTATACCACTCCCTACTTGAGGACCTCGACACCCCGCATTCATTGGCTTTAGCCATTTGTCTGAAATACTCGGATTACACTGAGCTGTTTCGTATCGCGGAAGTCGAGCCATCCAAGTACAACTCTGCGCGATCTCTCGCCCTCGACAGACAAGCTGGCGACTTCCTAAAGAAGTCACCCCAGTTTGTTACCGATAGGCTTGAGGAGCGAACTACAGAGCTGTTCCTGAAATGCGAAGAACAATGTCGTGTAACGAACGAGTATTGGCGCGATCCTCCGAAACATTCGGAGACTCATAATATGTGTTTATTTATTATGAGGGAAAAAATCGCATCAATCCTCGGTAAGTTACCCGACTCGTTGGACTACGCATTTGGGCCCGGAGTTTCCATGACAGTGCGTGGAGACGACACTGGTGCTTATGCTAAATTTAGCCAAGCACCGGTAGATGTCACTAAGAACGCACGTGCGTTTGCTGAGAAATTCCTTACCGGAACACTCTGGGGCGACTACTTACGTAGTCAATCCTCAGAGTTAACGGTCGAGAAAAACTTCAGCCGCACAGCACAGGTTCCAAAGAGCTACAAGATTAACCGTTTAATCGCTGTCGAGCCTACCTTCAACACTTACGTGCAGAAGGGGCTTGGCATCGCTATTCGGAGACGCTTGGAGCGCTTTGGTGTCGACTTGCGTCGGCAAGACCATAATCAGCGGTTCGCTTCAATAGCTCACGTTGCGGGTTTAGCCACTGTCGACTTTACGTCGGCCAGTGATACTATTTCCCACAACATTGTGCTAGAGTTGCTACCCATTGATTGGTTCCTTGCTCTTGAGATGTTTCGCACCCCGCAAACTGAACTTAACGGGGACATAAAAGTCCTTGAAAAGTTTAGTTCGATGGGTAATGCTTACACTTTCGAGTTGGAATCTCTCATCTTCTACGCCACGGCTTTCGCCGCTGTTAAACTAGGATCTGGACGTTTGTCCGAGATCTCAGTTTATGGAGATGACGTGATACTGCCACAAGAAGACTTTCCGCTATTTCTAGAATTGAGCAAGCTGCTGGGTTTTTCGGTGAATACCGAGAAAACCTTCGCATCTGGCCGATTCTTTGAATCATGTGGAAAGGACTATTATGATGGTATCGACGTACGACCCGTCTATCTTAAAAATGACATTACTGCTGATTATGACATTTTTACATGTCGCAACCGCATTATGGCATTCTACGATAAATGGGGCATCCCCAACCGCTCAGCACTTCGCTTTCTTGAAAGCAAAGTCCCAAGCAACAGGCTTTGTGTTGTTCCTTATCCTTATTCTGGAGGCTTTTGGCCCTCAGAGTCAGTTTCAGGAAACTTCACTAAAGATGAGAATGGATGGGAAGGCGTTTGGTCCAGAGCTCTCACTTTCAGGTCTAAGACCCGAAGGAACACGAGGTTTGAGCCAGCAGTTTTACATAGCTTCTCCAGCCCCGACGGAGGTCTTAGGACCTTACGTCGAGCAGGATGTTACCGTAAAACACTAACCTTCTTCCCGTGCCAGTCTTCGCCTACCTAACAAGGTGGGCGTTTCGTGTGATTTCACACTGGAGATAGGGTGATGAACCCTATCAAGAGAAATAGTTGC